TCACCCCTCCTCTTTTTTTGTGTTTTTAAAGATTTCAAATACATCGTGTGGTGCATCAGGGTCATTTTTCAAATTCAGGAACATACTATGATCATTTTTTTTTCCAAATTGGGCTGTATAGGGCATTTCAAAGGATTTAAACAAGTCTTCATCATTTACCATACCAACATACAACTCATATCCCTCATCATCTGAAGAGAACAGACTTCCGCTAACGGAGGTTCCTTGAGCAAGAGCCTTATCAATCAATTTTCTAAGCTCTAATAACCCTTCTCTGTTACCAACAATTAAAGACTCTTGATGGTATGAGTGTTGAGCGTAAACATGTAAATATAACGTATCTGATGACATAAAAATCCCCTCTCGCAAATTACATATATTAACATTATACTATACTATCTTCTATTGTCACTAAGGTATTTTCTAATTCATAAGTTTGTATTCTTACAGAACTCTAGATATTCACTAGTGTTTTTTAGCATTCCATCTCCTAATTACAAATAAATATAACGTACCAATAATTTTAAAGGTTAATCTTTTCTATATAACCCCTATTGCAGTAGCAAGTCTATAGAGAGAACTTCTCTTCTTTTTATAGAACTTCCCCTTCTTCACACCCAAGTCCATATATATTAAGATCATTTATTTCCTGTGAGTTTAAGTAATTCTGATCGATGATCTGCTTCTCAATAAAATCGAGCGATCCCTCCATAGCTCGCTCCATCTGTCGTACCTTAATCTCATTCACCTGATCAGCACACCTTAAAGAAGGGAATAATCCGACGGCCCTGCCTATGGCTACTCTAGTTAATTGTCTATCTGAATGTCTAAACCCCGTCCCGCTAACTGAGCGCTCCCAACTCCAGATGCTCCCCTCGTTAACCAGGCATCCTTCACAGTCGTGCAAAATCAGGCGAGTACGTCTTGATAAGGGAAAGGCGCTTCTCCCAGAGGAATTTTTGCCTCTGAGATAATGTTATTACTTTCATCAATAAAAAAAGGTACCAATTTGGTACCCGTTTTGTCCAGAAACTTTCCCAACTTAAGGTTTCCAGAAAAAAGGTGGACTTATCATTATATGTAAGTTAGTGTTAAGCGAGCTCAGTAACTAGGAGGGATAGTATAGACTACGACTAACACAAGCCTTGACCTCTGTAGGAAAGAAACTCTTCTAGATTTTAGAGATATTATTTTAGGAGGAACTTGAATGAAAAAAACAGTAGTCAGTTCTTTTGTAGTCTTAGGTCTATCATTCAGTATTATTCTAAACCCTTATGCAGCAGATTCTATTAAAGCAGAAGAACAGCCTGTTAGTAATCAGATCGTATTAGAACAAGCATATGAGAATGCTCAATTAGGTGTGGCTGACTTTGAAGACAAAGAAGAAATCTTAAACGATATTACATGAAGGCATATAAGACACCAACAAACGCTTTCTTAGATGGGGGTTAAGGAACATCACGCGTTGAGAATAAGCCGCTTAATTCAGGGGTATCTAATTTTAATGCCTTAGCTCGTGATGTAGCAAGTAGCCGAAATACAATTGTAGGTGCAAGTGCTAAACTAGCAGGATCATTAGGGGTTGCAGTTCTTACTTGGCCAGCTGTAATCACTGCATTAGGAGCAGTGGGTTCTGCTTGGGTTGCTGCAATCACAATCTGGAATAGCAGTAGATCTGGTAAATATTATATGATCAACTAGGCAGACTCTAATATAAGGGAGAAGAAATGATGAGCAGTTTAATCCTATCTTTGTTCTGCAGTCTTATCATTGTAATCATGTTGTATCAACTAATAGAGAATAATTCAACTACCAAGAAATCAATTAAAATAGCACAATATTTTTTGATTTTCTTACTTATGAATTTGATTATCTCCCTAAACCAATGAGAAAAAGACAGCATAAACCATGCTGTCTTTTTCTTTATATCATTCCAATAGCAGTAGCGATTCTAAGTAGAGCAATTCGCTTTTTCGCATAAAACTTCCCTTTAATCCCTATTTCCATATAAATATTCAAGTCATTAACCTCAGTAGAATTTAAATATTTAAATTCAACTATCTGTCTCTCAATATAATCCAAAGATTGCTTAAACGCTTACTGCATGTTTCGTACTTATTACGTTAGAACTATTCTAGAGAAAGTTTTGAAATTATTAACAAAAGTAACTTTCAAAAGTAAGAATTGATATAATATCTAGTGAAAACGTTTTATTGAAGATGGGTGTGCACCCTAAGGTTGTGCAAGAACGACTGGGGCATGCCAGCATACAAATAACCTTAGATACCTACTCTCATTTAATTCCAGGTATGCAATCAGCAGCTGCTGATATGTTGGGTCAGCTTATCAATAAAAGAAGGGATTAAATTTATTACGGAACACGAAGGTTTGCAATATGTTTGCAAACTGCATTTGAACAAACAAATAGCAAGGGTGGCATTTCGCCTTTCGCCTTGACCCTTGCTATCTCTGTATTTATTAGCGCGCTCGGAGGGATTCGAACCCCCGGCAGACGTGGTACCGGAAACCACCGCTCTATCCGACTGAGCTACGAGCGCATATGTAATCGATAAAATCGCGTATTATCAACGTTTGTGTGCGTTGTGTCATCCGAAAGCCTTAACGGTGTTACGGAAAAGGACGAGTACCCCGCTGTCTTAGCGGACAATTTCGCACCGACGTGACAATGAGTATTATACGTTAATCTACGGGAAGGCGCAAGTAATAATTTTATTCGGTGACTGTTACGATTATGCGCGCTTTCTCTTCTTCTGCCATCTTTCGGAGCTTCTTCGCCCTCGTTTCCGATATAGTTACGTAATGGACGGCCGGCGGTTCCTTCGACCCTTGACGGTGTATTCGCTGCAGAAGAGCGTATGCTTTTAGCTTGTCGCGATTGACCGCCATTCGCTGCGTACGATCTATCTCGACGAAGTGATGCTGAATATTATCCGTATACATAGCATCGGGGATTATCCGATAGTTAACGAACTTTATCGGGCGCTCTACCTGCCAGCTCGCCGGTCTCCCCAGGTCTAGCCACGCCTGCCCCCGAAGTAAGATATGCTGTACGTATGGTTCCCTCGCGTGCCTTAGGTCGTCTATTCCGATCATGGCCGCCCCTTTCTTCGTGAGCGTGTAGACTTTCATCTCCCGCCGAAATGACCGTATGAGCTTATCGGATTCTAGTCGACCGAGGATCCGGTTAGCATTACGTTCCCCGCCGAGATTAAGCGCATCTTGCATCATTGGTCGCGTAGCATATTCGAAGCTATTCAAACACGATAATATCTGCTCCGTCCGTTTGCGGAATCTCTCTGACTGGACGTTCATATTCGATAACTCCTTTCGGCAGCTTTAATCGCTGAATCATTTCATCATCGGATATATACGGCGCCTGCGCTTCTATCCGTTCGTGTGTCCGATAGATCATGCGCCCTGGCTGCGTTAGCTTCTCCGCGCCTTGTTCATCGATAGCAACCCGCGAAGCTATTTCGGTCGGCAATCGGAAGGATATCTTTGCATCGCTATTCTGCTTTATTTGCCGAGGAAGTACGTCGGCTGTCGGGTACTGCGTGGCGTAAATGAGCCGGTATCCGAGCGCTCCTGCGACCCGTGTGACCTCCGATAAGATATCTATGCACGATTGCTTTAGCGCCTTTATTTCGGATCCATCGCTCTTATCCGGTGCGAGCTGCGCAGCTTCATCAACGATAATAAACTTCCGTTCCTTTACGGCTGTCTCTACGATATTCGTATAACCTAGTCGACGGAATTGCTTTAAATCCGCTTCAAATTGGCCCTGCAATGCGGTCAGAAGGTAATAAGCCTCGAATACATCTGACGCCACTGATTCGCAGTTATTTAATGGCGATAACTTGCCGAACTCGAGCCCGCCCTTCATGTCGATTAGATATAGCCGGGCGCTGTCTGCATACTGTTCGGTGAGATACGTTATAACGGACTTTAGGAACACCGTCTTACCCTGACGCGTGGCACCGGCGACCGTCATATGCGGTGTCTTATCGAAGTCATGCGTGACTGCGCCATCGAGCGACATTCCGATCGGTACGGAATAGCCTTCGCCTGGCTGCGCCATATCTGAATATGTTACCCTACTCGGAATCGTCGTCCGATAAAAGCGTACCACTAGCTGCCCATCTGATCGGCTGACTAGCGTAGTCTCTGCGAAAGCCTGCTCGATACTGCTGGCGAGCTTTTCTGTTACTGTCAGACCTAACGGAATTGTATAGCGATACTCTTCGAACCGATCCGTCTTTTCTTTACCGCGATATGCCGGCAGGAATACGGACTTGCCGACATGCCTTACGAAGTTGTTCCGCCGAAATATGACATTGAGTTTACGGCGACGAGCCATCGGGAGATAATACGCTGCTTGTATGGCCGAAGTTGCTAGCATTGCTGCGCCAAGCTCTGCGATCATCGTACATGTTCCTTTCGTATAGTCTCCGGATTATTCGGATGTGTCTTCCGAAGGAGAATACACAAACAGCATATTCCGAACGTTGTCATTTGTTGCTTAAATTCCGAATTCGGAACTTCTGTTTTTTCGTTACACTTATGTTATAAGTACTTCTTTATTTTTCTTTCTCTTCTCTCCCTTTTCTGTGTGCCGCTGAAAACAAGAAAAAAGAGGCGAAGCAGCCGTAGCCACCTCGCTAGTTTTCGCTTATTTATTTAATACCGGATGGATAAAATAGTCGTCCGCTATGTTTGGATAATTGTCTCGGTTGAAATTGTCCCATTTAATCTTTTCGAAAGTTTCGCGAGTCATTCCGATTGTGTTAATTACGGATTCTTCTTCGTTACCGCTCTGGTCAACTAACGGGAAGTACCAATCCAATACCACGTTAGATACTTCTTCATTTTGGAATAGCTTCTCAAACAACCGCGAGGAGTCATCCTCTATGCCAGCCTTTATATAGCTCTCCGAAAAGTTATCGTCGGCCCTAAGTGACGCTATAACAATCTTATCGTCTCCCTCTTCAGTACCCATGTTGTCGTTAATTTCCAACTCTTTAATGCGTTTACCATCCATATTTGTCTCTTCACCAGCGACTTTATTTATAGATTTAGTAATGCTTTGATCCAGGGAAGCTTTGGTTTCTTCTTTCACTTCTTGTTCTTCATTTTCTTTAGGGACTTCCTCTTCTACCACAACAGGCTCCGCTTTTCCTTCTTCTTTAGTTTCGTCAGCACTAGCAGTTGTAGTTGAATCCGGCGTTTTCACAAAACCAATAATAGCAAGTGTTATAACACCTATAGTTATTATTGTTCGAGTAACCCTAGTCCACTTCTTACTAATCCACATTAAGACAAGTCCAATTGGAAAAAATAATACTAACCATAGAATGATAAACCAGATTCTCCTGTATAAAGGCTCTTTCATTCCTAATGCCTCCTCGCTCTTTTCAATATCTACGAAAATGCAGTACATAAGATTCATCTTAATTGAAATTAATGGTATTATGTATTTATAATATTGAAAGTGAGTGATAATATGTCTGATTCTTTGTCGCCAAGTATCACGTTAAAAGATGTAGCTATATTAAGTGAAGAAATAACCTCGCTTAGAAGTAAAGTCACACAAGCTTACAATGAGAAAGAAAAACTTTTGTCGGACTTAGTAGATAATTATGATCATATTATTGAAGAATATCGAAGACTTAATCTATTTTTTACTCACCCTTCAATAGATTACCATACCGCAGTTGGACCGATTCTGGCTAACCCAGAGTACAACGTGATAGTTGTCTACAACCCTGTTAGCGGTGAAGTTCTCGAACTCAACTTTAATCGAAATACAGAAGAGCCCTATCCTCTTTCTAAACTAATTACTGAAGGCCATTTTAATACTGCTGTTGAGGGTATAAGATTCATGGACAAACAACTAAACGTCCACATTGCAGCTTTAAAAACTGAATTAGAAAAAATGAACGATATTGAGATTATGTAAGAGCCCGCCGATATGGCGAGCTTTTTTATTACGCTTAGAACATTACGTTCCATGTCGCAGGGCCAACGATACCGTCCGCAGATAACCCTTTGCGCTTCTGATACGCCTTGACAGCTGCTTCCGTTGCTGGCCCGAAATCATTGTCCGCTTTAACTCCGACAGCTCTTTGGATGCGACCGACATCTTTACCTTTCGAGCCTTTCCGAATAAGCTTGCCCGGATAAGGAACGATGGAGCTTCCGGAAGCTTTCGCTGTGCTAGCCGCCTTTTTCAGAGCAGACGCCGCCTTTGTGCTACCGGAAAGCTTAGCGATTAGCTGCGTATTCTGCGATGCCGTTCCGCTGTACCCGCTAATACCGTGCTGTGCCGCAAGCTTTTTACGGTTAGCCATCGAAGAATCTACGCCAGCTCGCTTAAGATAATCGACGATTCCTTCTCCGCTTTTAGCTGCTGGATATTTAGCCGCAGAAGACGATTTCGCAGGCTTAGCCGTAGCTGTTGCCGTTTTAGTCGGCGCTGCAGTTTCGGTCTTGGCCGAAGCCTTTACTTTAATTCCGAAATACTCCGCTACGCCATCCGCGATAGCTTCGCCTTGCTTGCGAAGTACCGCATTATCGCGCATCTTCTTGATATCGATATTCGAATCCATGTAGCCGCCTTCCGTTAGGATTGCCGGCATCTTCGTTTCGCGTACGATATGGAGGTTCGCTTTCTTCGTGCCACGATCACGTAAGCCCATCGCCGATACGATACGAGGGTGGACGGCTTTCGCTAGCTTCTCGGATTTCGGCTGGCTTCCCGTATACGTGTACGTTTCGACGCCTGTCCAATCGCCCCACTTGCCGGTATTAGCGTTATGGTGTACCGATACGTAAGCATCTGCGCCCCAGCTGTTCGCTTTATCGGTGCGAGTCTTCAAGGGTACGTCTGTCTTACCGTTAGCATCGTCCGTACGTAGAACGGTGATTCCGTAATCTTTCATCTTCGCAATAGCTGCGTTGACTACCGTATTGTTAAAGTTCCATTCGTACTCGCCCGCCGGTGTCCGCTTGCCTGGCGTAGATCCATTACCGCCGTGCCCTGCGTCAATTGCTACTTTGTACGCCATATTATAATCCGCTCCCTTTCGGTTTGTCGTACGACATTACCTGCGCGCTATCGGATACGCCCCGTGTCGTATTATCAACGACCGAGTTATACACGCTGACAGCTACGAGGAATAGTACGTACGGGTTACTGAAAGCTCCGCCGACTACTTCGAAAAGTATCGGCCAGCTCGTCAGGTCTTGCGCCGTTAGTCCGGCATAAGCGAGAATCGGAACGATAATCGATAGCGCCAGCTGAATAATAAATTGCGGGTTTTTAAATCGGACTTTCCAGTTAATCATCGTATAACCTCCGTTTAGTTTCGTTTAAAGTTCGCTAAATCGAACGTAGAAGATCGATAGTAGCGACATTAATGCGGTAATAAAATAGACGCCCGCAGACATGTTCGGAAAATCGAGCATGCTGGACGTCGCCAAGAATACGTAAAAGAACATCGATATAGCCAAGCCGCCGATACGCAACCAGCGACAGTTAAGCACGAGGCCGAGCGCAATAAGGACGGACGCCGCAAAAGCGACGAGTCCCCACGCTACAGCCGGCATAACTGCGGTCATATATTGATAAAAGTTAGCGTCTTTCTCGAAAATATCGGAAACAAGCAAGACTACCGAAATATAGGCGCTGATGAGACATACGTAAACCTCGAAGAAGGGAATCGCCTTTTGCGTCCCTTTTACCGGTCGTTGCATTTCTTGCACCTCCTTTCAGTTGCCGCCCGCTAGAACGGCATCGCTGAGCTAAATCCGTTTTGTAGGAAAAATAGAAAAAGGCCGCCGACTACCGTAATGACTGCGCCAATCAGTCCGCCGGTAATCGTCCGCCTTAACCATTTCGTATCACCTTTAATTTCGCCGAGCATCTCTTTTAATCCGAGGACGTCCGATTCGACTTGTTGCAAACGTCCAGTAAGTTCGTTTATCTTTTCGTCCTTCTTTTCGTCCCGTTGCCGCCATTCCCGCAACTCGTCGCGAATTTCTCGAATCTCACGTTCGGCATCGTAAATATCGTATTTATTTCCGTCTGGCACCGTTGCACCTCCGTTCATATTTTCCGTGGCAAATAAAAAAGCCCGCCGAGATTGGCGAGCCTGTTCGTTGGGCGTGCGGTTCTTAGTTGATTCCGTGGGAATTTCGTACAAAACAAAAAAGCAGGCCGTCCCACGGAACGAAAGAACGGGTAGCTAGTCCGCTCCGCCTGCTTTGAGAATAATATACCCGATATTACATCGGATGTAAACGTTAAATCATACTTAATTACGTTAAATCAATCGAAGCTCCGTCGAATACTAATATACACGCCGGAGAAAGGTCATCATTCAGCGTCACCCATCCGTCAGGAATTACGATTATCTGAATACCCCGCATTATGTCACATCCTTGTCTGCGATGAAGATTTCGATATACGTTCCGTTAGGAGGATTCATAGCGTCGGTGAACGTAATCGACGTTGTGTTAGTTTCGAGGTAGTCCGCAACCATTCCAGCAGGCAATGCGCCGGATGATCCGCTGATACGCGAAAGATATTCGACGCGAACGTCCAACTGATTCTTACCGGGATCGTACGAAAACGGAAGCGTAATTGTTTTGTTTCCAGCGTAGAGTAGGCGATGGACCTTTCGCCCTCGAAGTCGAGCAATCTTTAGCGCCAGTTCTGCCGAACCATCCGGATCAGATGCCGCGTTCCATTTATCCCGGTCAGCTTGCGAAACATGAATCGCGTCATCTTCGATATGATCGTCCCAGGCAAGTTTATCCTGCGGTGTTACGTGAATGTCCGAATTATTGATATGGCCCGACCAAGTTTCGGTTTCTTGCGTTAATTGCTGCTGAACTACCGTCGCAGCTTCGTTTGCTTTTTTCGCTTCCGCTTGAGCCTTCGTTACATTAACGGTTACGGTAGATATCTGTACGGATTGATTCTGGACAGCGCGCTCCGCCCGTACAACTCCTCCGACATAGCTGACGTTAAAGTTACCGAGCTCTATTACCGGAGACTTGCCGCTATTAAACGGATAATCTTCGACGCTAATAATCCGTACTTGCAAATCGAGTCCTAACGGTTCGTACTTAACCCATACGTAATCTCCGAGCTGGAAGTCGTACAGCGTGAATCCATTCCGCTTCAGTTCCTCATACGTAATCGTCAAGTTATATTCGGGCGTATCGTTAAGCGTCCGCTTTAGTTCCGCTAATAAGCTCGCATAATTAGTAAAGCGCTCATCGTATACGTATTCCGCATACAACAAGCGCTTGTTTCCATTTTCGTCCCGATATAACCCAGCATAAGGAGATTCATATTCCGCTGTTACAAGATATTCACCAGTCTCTTCATCTACCGCTCCGAACCCTTTAATGAAAGTCCGAATGTCATCAGTGTTTACATTCTCTTCAATGGAAGCCAAATTATGCCCATGCGAGAAATGGTCGTCCGTATAGCGCGCAATCTCCTTCGCAAATACGAGGTGCTTTCCAACAACGCGGTATTCCACTTCGAACCGGTCGACGATGGTTTCGAGCAACTTAATGCCTGTATTCTGTCCAAAGTTTTCGAACTCCTCCGATGGGAAATCGCCGACAACTTCGTAAGTTAGGCCGGAGCCAGCGAGCGCAATATCGAGACAGGCGTTAAGCCGCAGCGCGCCCGATCGAGTAGTTTCGATGAACGTTCGAAGCTTATTGAACATTTCATGTTGCGCTCGAACATACTTTTCGACGGTATTGCCGATAGGGTTCCGGGAAGTTTCGCCAATAATAAAAAGCTCACCGTCAATTTCGAGGTAAGCTTCGTTTACTATTGCGTCGAATATATCCGCGTTGCGCTGCGTACGAGTTACGTAAAATGAAATCTCATAAGTGCCGTCTGTGGTACGCTTTCGGGTAAAGTCGGCCATGTCCGAGATTGGCTCGGAAACAGATGGTTGTATAATTATTGATAAGTCTGCCATTTTATCACCTCAATTAAGGAATGACTTGACCCTCTTCAAATATGTCAACTGCACTTTGGTATTCCGGCAATGTTTTTACATACTCATACCCCTGCACAAAAGCATTTTTTGAATCTGAAGACAAGTTTGGTGCGAAGGAGTGTTTATTTCTGTAAACGGGCTCTTTACCATTCAATTTAGCATCCCTGTTTATATAAAAGCCTAATAATATTGTTTGATTGACGGATGTAACCTCAGTAACCTCCACACATATATATGCCTTTGTTATTGTTACACCGCTATCTGGTACCGTAAATGTCTGTTGTAATGCCATCGAATTCACTCCTTAATATAGTAGATAATCAGATAAGTTACTATCTAAGAATTTTAGTTTTCCGTCGGCTTGGTCAATAAATATAGAATTCTTTACTGCCTGTCCTTTTGATATCGGTGTAAGTTCCAAGTATGTCCTAGACGAACCCATGACTGCACCAGAAGGTAATGCATCAACAGTTCCCGCTCTGTTAAGAAAATCGATTTTCCGATTCTGATAATGAAGTTCTCGCACTAATGGGTAGAAAATGTACGCATCGTAATGATTTGTTACTTTGACATATAAATCGACATATAGGTCATTATTTACAACTCTTTTTACAGTGGCTATGTCGCTAGAGGATACACCGGTTCCTGAAATGACTTGAGACGTTACAAAGGACGATCCATCACTTTGGTACTTTGCGGTAAACTGAATTATAACTGATCTTGATTGCGCTACAGGATTATTCACATAGGAATTTGCTAAGGATATTAGAGAAGTAATGGAATCGTTATTTTCGGGCTTTTTAATATAGGCAGTAGCAATTTTAGCCCACTTCCCACCAGTTGCTCCCGTATAACTTGTGATATAGGACTGGCTCAAAGATACATACTCCGGATAAAATAAATTCCCGCTCAATGTAGAAATATAGCTATCAGTAGTGAATATGACTTCCTTTGCCCAGAGTGTCTTTATTTCCAGTAGTTTCTGGAAGTTGATAATTCCACTGTTAAAGCTATTTTTTATATACAAATCCACTACACATTTTTGTTCATCATCTTGAATTATTTTTGCGATGGCTGATCCTCTGTTATCACTGACAAGAAGAGAAAAAGCGGTAGGAGAACCACTCGCGCGATTTGTTCGCACACGTAGAAATACATTAAAGTTCTGTGGCATATCATCAAAAGTACTGACATTGGAAACCTTATATTCAGTACTAATGTATTGCGCCCCTGCTTTTGTTGTATCGACTTCCAACCTTGCAATTCGTACATATTTATTTTGTGACGTACTATCTGTCTTTGTTGAGTAATAAAAAGATGGACCTACATATTGCGGGTGAGGGTTGCCGTTTTCTCCATGATTACCTTCATGTAGTACAAGAAAATCGTGAATACTTAACTCTGTAGAATTCATACTGTATTACCTCCGTTAAATTCCTCAATGGCTGTTTCCCCTTTTCTTCCAATAAAGTTGAAGTTAGGGTCAGTCACGCTCCAAATTAGAATGCCCGCGCAGCTATCAGCATTCATATAAGTGTTTAGAAAGGACTTGTAGAAGTTGTACTGAACGTCCTCATTGTAAACGTTACTTAGAGGGCTCCAAGACGCAGGATCGAACGTTTGAGACTCATACGGAAGGATACCTACCTCCGTAATTAAATAAGGCTTGTTGTACTTCTTCGATAGCTCCAAGAATTTAAAGAAATAATGGTATTGATTATCGAAGCTTTGATACATTGACTTCGTAATTGTATTAATGCTGGCTACGGGTTCATCTGTGGATTTCGGATAAATATTTCCACCGATATAATCACATAAATCCCAAAATACACACGTATCATGCTCAACATCCCAAAAAGTCGGAGAATTAGTTACTTTTATTTCTGGATTAGAAGTCCGCACTGCATTAATTAATTGAAACCATTGGTCTCTATAGTTTTCTGTGATATTAGGACTTTCGTTAGCCAAGCACACAATTTCCACGTCGTTACCTTTAATAGTATCAACAATACACTTTTGTAATGTACTGAACATCGCTGTAGGATCGCTTGGGAAATTGTTGTTTTTGTATATGCTGTTACCGCCGGAATCATTTGGGTGAAATTTGACTATAATTTTAAAGCCGTAATCTTGAATAAACCGCACCATCTCTTTAAACTTATCAAGTGTGTAATCATACCCCCAAGAATTAAACGTAGAAGTATCACGACATTGCAGCAGAATACACAACGTTATATGCGTAAATCCAAGCTCTTTTAAACGATCCAATGTATACGTTTTATTCAGCACATTATCGTTAATAGTTAAATTGTTCCAAAAGTAAAAAGAAGCCGACATTATCTTTTTATTATCCGAACCATTCAACATCCGATTTAAACCAGTAACCTTCTGGTCTGTATTGGTCAGTTGACTTGATACTTTCGTATAATCAGAAGCTACTCTTTCGCCGGCAGTTGCATGCTCCACCCCGTCTGTATCTTTTCTTAAGTCGACTACTTCCGAAGGTTGCTCCCCGTTTGCGATTAACATATCAAGTCGTTCTTTTTGATACTCACTCCTGCCGTCTGCAGCCTGACTCTTTATATTCGCTTCTTCCGAAACTTTTACTGCTTGCGAAGACTCCGCTTTTATATCGGTGATATCATTAAGCCTTTGTCTAACCTCTGCGCCCACTTCATTTTTTATATTCCTTATAATCGGCACATTATCGTCTCCTTTCGTATGTTCTCGTCAGATATAAAGAAAACGGAAATCGAACAGTATCCTAAAATCCCCATTCGTTCCCGTTATTTCAAACTTATTCTTTCCCGGATCCAACCGCAGCCGTCCCCGATTTGTCTGTCCGTATATCGACGTTCCGTTTTTCCGTGACCTATCGCCCTCCAACGTAATAACATCGGCTGTAGCGCTAGTTCCGTTATACCGCCACATATCACCTGTCGTCCGATTCGTCATTGTAAGTCCACTCGAAGCTCCGACGTACTGAATCGTTAGAGGTTGCATATATTCGATGTAATTTCGTGAATCCACCGTTATATCCCCGAGATTCCATATCGAAAATGATCGCGTCGTATGCTCGTAACTGAAATCGTCGTACGGTATTCCCATTCCGAACTCCCATAGTCCGTCGAACGTAAAGTCGTCCGAAGGTAGTCCGATTGATTCCGCATATGGCGATGGACTCACGAATTCAACTTCGAAAAATCCATGTTTATACTGCTGTTCTACAGAGTATTTTGATGCGACCTTTACGAGCCAACGACGATCCGGTAGGTGAGATTCGGTTAGATAAAACGGCTCGGCTGAATCAAATATGCGATATATAAGATTCCGTCGTAATCGATAATCGTAAACATCGTAACCATCAAAATAAAAGACGCCGCGCATCGTCCGTCCCCCGAATGTTGTGCCAGCGTCAAGAAAACCGTTAATCCCGTCACGCTCTATTTGAGTATGAATTGGATCAGGCGATTCTATTTCGAAATTTATGACCTTTGTCCTTGTTTCGGAAAGGGCGATTCGCTCGCCCCTAATTGTATCGATGATTAAATCTAAAGTATTCGCCAAGTTTCCGCCCCCTTCCGTTAATTCTTACGGCTTTTCTCTGCACGATAAGCCCGGTCTAGCTCACGCTGTACCGCAGATACCATACGGTCGACTTCTTCTCGGGAAGATGTTCCGTGATAAGATATCGGCATGTTTATCGTCGGACCAGCCGGCTGAGCTACCGCTGCTACTTGTCTCGATGATGCCGTGTAACGACCGCGCGCTCCTCCGACATCTGACGTTGCAGCATCGAGGATACTTCCGGACACTTTCTTAGCTGACGAAATAGCTGTTCGCATGCTTCCTTCCATACCTTCCGGAATACCTAGCGTGATCCAGCGCCCGACGTCTTTGTTCATCACGCGAGATGGCGAGTTGATATCGAAGAATCCCGTAAAGCTGTCCTTGATACCACTTCCGATACTTTTTACGGAATCCCACACTGCGCCTGCCATGCTGGATATACCGTCGATTAGTCCGTTGATAATGTCCTTACCGATTTGGACTAGATCAATTCCTTCGAAGGTGGAAACGATGTTTTCCATTACGTTTGTTACGATACCTTTAACGGCTTCAAAGGCACCTTCCCAGTCTCCGACAAACATTGCCGAGAATGCCTGAATAATACCAGAAATAATATCGATTACGGACATCACGATTGTTTGAATTGTTGCGAATGCTACCTTTACCAATCCGGATACAAGAGGCATTACAACTTGGAAAATTCCTTTTATTACGCCTAAACCTGTTTTAATAATGCCCATAACCAGTTGCATAATCGACTGAATTGTTGTTGAAATAAACTGGAATGTAGCACGAACTACCGCCATTATAGTTGTTCCGTTTTCAGACCAAAATGCTTGTATCTTTGCTAGAACCGCTTGAATAAACGAAGCAACTGCGTTGATTACTGTTGATATGAAACTTTTTATCGAGTTATAGATTGACATGACGTTTGCGGTAATTGCTGCCCCGTGTGTCGCCCACAATTGCTGTGCATAAGCTAATATTTGCGCTATATATTGAGATACGAACGCAAGTACCGTTACTACAGCAGTACGAATTGCATTTAGCGCAGTTGTCCACGCCATTTGTATCCAAGCCCAAGCCGCGTTGACCATATTACGGAACCACTCGACTTTGTTGTAAGCTAGTACAAGCGCTACACCAATTAATGCGACCGCTGCAACTACTGCCGCAATAATTGCGACTATTGCAACAAGACTACTTGTTGCGATTCCGATTGCTCCCGCAACTGCCGAGAATGCGATAACCAATCCAGGAAGTTGTCCGATTAAGATTAGTAATGGCCCGCCTAATAATAGGAATGCCGCTGCAAGTGCTGCCATAATCGCTATCATGTTCTGTACCGGTGTCGGCAAAGCATTAAACCAGTTTGCTAGACCCGCCATTGCTGTCGCAATCCAGGATATCGCAGGAATTAACGCTGTACCTATCGAAATAGCGAGTGTCTCGAAGGCCCCTTGCAGGTTCTCGAGTGTACCGCCAATACCCGCTTTCATTTGCGCTGCTGTCTCCGCCGATGCTCCCGCACTGTCTTCGAGTGATTGTGTCATGGCGTTTATCTTGTCTGGTCCTGCGTCCATTAGTGCTAGGAAGCCGGAAGTTGCCTCTGTTCCAACTAACTTCGAAATTGTCGCAACCTTATCCGCCTCTGACATCCCTTCTGTAGCTGCAGTTAGATCGCCTATCATCTCTGACAAACTCTTTACATTACCGGAGCTATCCTGCACCGAGAAGCCTAATTGATCCATTATCTTTTGCTGTGCTTTGGCTGGATTATTTAACGCTAGTAATGACGCACGTAAAGCCGTTCCAGCATTCGATCCGTCAAGACCCGCATTGGTCATTAAACCTACCGCACTAGCCGTTTCTTCCATCGATATACCTAACGCTGCTGCCGGAGCGCCTGCGTACTTGAATGCGTAGGATAAGTCCTCAACACCAGCCGCCGTTTTGTTAGCCGACATCGCTAGTACATCCGCAACTGTTGTCGCATCGGAGGCTTCCAGTCCCCATATGTTAAGCGCTGACGCTACGGTATCGGAAGTTAATGCCAAATCCTCACCGGATGCTTCGGCCGCTGAGATAACGCCCGGCATTGCCGCAATTACTTCGTTAGCGTCGAAACCTTTCGCAGCTAGTTCCGTCATTGCCACGGCTACTTCAGAAGCACTTTTGGAAGTTGTCGCTCCGAGTTCTAACGCTGCTTCCCGCATATCAGCGAATTGACCCACGTTAGCGCCCGCTATAGCACCGGCTTTTCGCATAGCCGTATCGAAATCCGCCGCTGTTTTTACCGCAACGCCAAGACCCGCCGCCATACCAGCGCCTGCTGCCGTAAATCCCGCACCGATATTACCAACAGTATCGAATGCCCTCTGCGTGCGACTTTCCAGATTGGACATTGTTTTTGAGAAATCATCTATTGCGCTAATTTTGAACGAGATATTCAAAGCCATTTATTCACCGCCCTTTCTGCGCAAAAATAAAAGCCTGCCGACTAATAGCCGACAAGCTCGTTATTTCTTCTGCTTTTGTTCTTTCGCTTTAATATCGTAAAAGGCGCTCCAATACGGAAGTTCAGTAACCGCCATGCCCTCGTCGAAATGTTCAAGCTCGATGACATCATCCGGCCCTAACCCGACCAATCGCGCGAGTTGTTCGGGTAGGTTGACTCGCGTATATCGGCGCCTTGTTCCTGTTAAATCGCCAACTGTCACGTTCTTTGCGTCAGCTATTTCGTAAAGGCTGCGCAAGAAGGGGTCGGCGTTTAGTCGTTTTTTGCTTCTGTCTGTGCGTTAGCAGAAAGACCGCTGATCTCCATAATCTTTCCGGCTAGTCCTGCGATAGGTGCGAAGGATTTCTTGCCGCTTTCGAATTCCGCTACGTCAGCAAGTTCGAATACTTTTTCGCCTTCTGGCGTTTCGCAACCGTGAAATACTGCGAGAATCATCATGCGAACCTCGTCTTTTTTATTCTTCATAACTTCTTTCATCGCTGGCGCTGTAAGTGTTTTAACCGGTAGTTCAGCGTCCCATTCTTTTACGTAGAAAGAATCGTATACGATATCGTCCGTGCTTCTTACTTTGTCACGCAACGCTTTTACATCAAATTGTTTAGCCATTTATAATCAACCTCCGAGTTTAGTTGTTTTATTTGGCCGAGTAAATATTGCCCGCCAGCATATCTCGGCGTATGTTTTCGGTTAGCTTGACCTAGACGGGCAATGAATCTATTAAGCTCCCGCTTGTGCGTCTTTCAACGGGCTAGTCAATGGGCCTGATCCAGTGTAGGAAAGTGATTGCTCGATAACGTCATCGTAAGGAGACGTATATTCTCCGTTAAATGTCGCTTCGCCCTGGAATACTGGCTGTGCATCGTCTTCGTGCTTGTAGAATTTAATCGTAAGCATCTCGCCCATTTGCGAAATCCAGAACGGATCAGCGTCGATACAAGTTGCTTCGCCCTCCCATGATTTCTGCGCTGCTACGTGCGTAGCCCATTCGTCACCTGCTGCAGTTGTATCCGGTCTTTCTAAGTCAGTAGAAACCGACCATTCGCGAAGTTTCAAAACCTCTACGTCAGTTCCGCCGGCGCTATAAGTAACGCGTGCGAACTGTCCAGTTTGTGCCGCCATTTATTCGTCCACCTTTCGTTTATTGAGAAAATAAAAAACCGCCCTTGGATTGGCGGTAAACTCGAACCGAAACATCGTAATAGCCTCGATGATCGTTCGTCTTATTAGAAATTTCATCGTTTGTCATCGGAGTAAAGGTTCCTACATCGCATAAAATGTAGTCTCCGGTCGGTAATAGTGAGTCATCAAATAACGGAATGCCCTCCGCTTGCCCTAAGATTTCGTCAATTTGCGTCTCGATACGTAACCTTTCGGCGTAATCTCGAGCGTACAAGCCGACTTGCATCCGGTAAACGTAGCTATAATACCGCCTTCCGGCCGCTTCAGAATTCTTTTCGCTAAATAAATAACGGACAGTTCCGAAGGGTTTTTCGATACCTATCGGCGTTACGCCGTCCTGCTGAATCTGAACCTTTGTCAATTCAGGAGCTTCGGTTTCGAGTGCTATCCGAAGAGAATATAAAATCTGATGTATCATCTGCCTACACTCCGATCAACCGTTGCTATTAGCGCCTTTTTAAGAGGAGTTTCACCGGCCCAAATTGCACGGCGAAAATACGCGCTATGCGAACGGTGTTCATATTCCTGGCGTTGTGCATACGGCATCTCTGACCCAAATAGCCAAACCATATCTTCGACTTTATCAACGCTTCTAGGAATGGAGTCTCTTAGCGCGCCAGTTAGAACCGGGGCGTTATCGCTTGCTCCATCGGCCATGCTGCGTGTGTGTTCTTCAACCGTAATATCTATTTCTCTACGCAACTCATCCGCAGCTGATCGACCTAATGCTTTAATGAGCTTATTATCATCGGAGGAAGTCACTTTAAACTTCATTTAACTACCTCCAATAACATAAAGTTTCGTCTATGCTTGTGTCTTTTCACCTGTTTAACGACGTATATTTCATCTTCGAACTTGTATCGATTATTCTCACTGACTATATCTCTTGTAATAGCTTTCTTAACCTTTTCAGTGATAAAACCGTATTCTCGCATTTGAATTTCCGCCGATAATGGAGCCACACAAGCGTTAATTATTATTCCGGATTCTTGCCAAGAAAGATCATATTCTCCCGTGAAATTGTTCTCAACTGGAATACCAACTAATTCAATCAATTTATCATCATATCTCATAATCAAAGCATCCTTAACCGGTCGACTTGGCCGCCATTTGTCTTTGCGTATTGACTTAGATACGGTAGATAAGTTTGAAATACGTCATCTTGGTAAGTAATCGATAGGCCCTCGATGTTTTCTGATTTGTACCCTTCCGAACCTAACCGATTGTAAAGCGCTACAACGATAGATTCAGTTACAAAAGAAATGTCATCCGGTACAAGTAGAAACGGAAGTCCTTTTGCGCTAAAGAAATTAAGGATAGCTTGCTCCGTTTGATTTATTAGAACATCGACCCGATTATCCGTACCATCTAATCCGAGTAAAATATTTATGTTATCTGCAACAGCCATGATTAATCAGCCTTCTTTTTTGCTTGCTGTTTTGGAGCTTTCTTTTTTGTGTCCGGCTCCTGGACTACCTCTTGCTTTTCTTCCTTTTTTTGTTTATGTCTTCTCAAAAGCATTCCCATCATAATTGCCCCCCTTTTAAAGCAAAAAAGGCGACCTGTGATTTAGATCGCCTCGCTACTAATTCGATTAGGCTTTATTTACAATCAGTTTTACAACTTTACTGTCGTCAGCTAGAGCTACTGCATAGTGCTCGTCCGCTGCCAGGACTGTAGTTTTAGCCAGTACATCACGATCTTGCTCAACTTGTGCTTCACGTTTTAGATAGATATCCAAAGCACCAGGTTTTACAATAAAGTTTTCGTACGTTCCTGGAGTACCATCAACTGCTGGTACTTTGTTAGATGCTACAACTTGACACCCTGCAATCTCACCGATGACTCCTGTCATATACGCGTTCGGGACGGAACTTAGGAATAGTGGATCTTTGCGTAATGTCCCTTTTTGTAATGGGTGAATGAAAAGGATTTTCTCCTCGTCATCTTCTTCACCGAATTTATCGATGGCATCAACCACACTCTCGTATGAAATAGCACTATCAGCAGTGTGAGTTAGAGAAGCATCACTAAGGGCTTCAGCCGCATCGTTGTCAACTTTAGCAGCAAGAGAGGTTAAGAGCTGCTCGTTAGCTTGTCCGATTGGATCCCCGTAACCAGACAAAGCAGATTCGTCAGTGATTTCGATAGATTTACCAGCCTTTTTTACAGTTACTTGTGTGGATGTTGCTGTAAGAATTGTAGTTTCCATTGCTACGCCTTCTGCTACGTCCTCTGCATCGCCGATGTATGCGTATTTAGGTACTGTAATTGTATTTCCTGGCTGACCTTCCAGAGTAGTATCAATTCGTGCAAGTGGAGAAAACTTGATTTTGCTAGGTAGTTGAGCAGAAATCATATCTGCCATTACTTGTGGGTTGATTAGGTTAGTAAGTTTTGTTTGTGCCATTATAAATTCACCATTCCTTTTTAATTTTTGGACATAAAAAATAGCCGCTTAATTAACGGCTTGATAATTGTGCATATAGTTCTGGATTTTGGTTTTGCAACTCAACGCGATCTCTGTAAGTCATTCTTCGGAAATCATCTGCGGTAATACCTTGTTTCGTATTGGAACCTTTGGGCGTGGTGCCTTTTAATCTTTCAACAACCGCCTTCTCGATTGCTTCCTGCCACTTATCTTTAAACAACGCGATATTTTGAGTGATCGTTTCTGCCGAATCGCTAAGTACAAAAGTACTGAATTCGGTTGGAAGGTTCTCTGCCTGCAACGACTTAACCGTTTGAAGTTCTAATTTTTCTCGTTGGAACTGCTTTCTCTCTTGCTCGAAGGTTTCTTGCTGCATCTGAAATTCTCGCTGTACTCTCTCCGCTTCAGTAAGCTTGGCGAGCTCTTCCGCTTCTGATCGCTCTTTTTGAATTTTTTCTGTTACCTCTTGTTCCCATTTTTCCTTTGCAGTTTGCAAGGCTTTGGTTACACGCCTATCAGCTTCGGAACCAATCATTTGCTGGAGTTCCTCTTGTGATAACGTCAGATTTTCTACTTCTGTTCCTTGCGTCACTGTTTCTTGTTGCTCCTGCTTTACTTCAGCTTGCTCATTCATTTAAAGTCCTCCTGTTTGTCCTGCCAGTTGCATAGCCCCTGGTAGTCCAAGTTTGGTATCCGGATACAGTTTAACGTCGTGTTCCGAATTGGACAGAATACTACTGAACGAATCTGTTTTTCCAATTAGAAAATGAAATACTTCTGATAAACCTTCCGCTAAAAGTAAGATTAGAAGTAACCGGCAAAACGATGGTACGACAATTCGGGTGGAATGGAGGGTAATTGACGCCTGTAATGCGCTCTTCCAATAAATACGTCTTACCGTTTTCCCTTCGGCAAACCTGACTTGTGCGTGCATCTATCGTTGCAAGAACGCTATAACGCTCTACTCCGAATAATCGGTAGGCTAAGGCTGTTCCTTCGTTAAATATCCGGTTGGATTCTGTTCGGATAATTCGCTGCGTACTCGTCTTCCAAGCTTTTACTTTCTTTCTAAGATCAGCGATCGTATCTTTCAACTTTTCGTTACGAACGATTTTTTCCCGAATTGACCGTTTAAGACCAAGCCAAAAGCTCTCCCGATTGGCACGTACTCGATCATCGTACGTTTCGCCTGACCACGGAAAAGCTAAAGTTTCGGACACTGTTTCGGTAGCTACCGATGGAACTCGTGAGTAGGTTTCGACTCCGCCTTGAATCATAAAAGCAATCCGTAAATACGAATCCTCTAGCGAACCGCGTAAATGCCGGGTAATACCGGACGTTATCGCGAGGGTAGCAACAATAGTAATAGCGTCAATTTCACCGAATAAAGCTTCTATTCTTGTAGCTGGATTTTCCGTCGGGATTGTATCGACTTCCTCTTCGGCAATCTGCGATTCATATTCGGAAATTCTTTCGTTATAGGCATTAATCTCCGCCCGTCTAAGAGGCATTTCCGCTTCTTGTAACGATAAGCCTTCGTCAGTCTCGTATTGCGCGTAAAAGGCGCTTATTGCCCGCTCAATCTCCGATTCAGACCGATCGTACTGCTTCGCTAACTCTTCGAATAGTTGATCCCCATTCCGCGTAAATTCCGCTTCTAACTCTTCGGCTTCTTTCGCTAACTTGCCGGGTTCCAGCGTAGCTTCTGCCATCTAATCACCCGCCTATATCGTTATAATCATCGCTAATGCTTCCATCAGCAGCAATCCGATCCAGCTCCGCTTGAACGTCTTCGACAAACGGTAATTGCTGTAGTAGAGTCGACATACTTACGATTCCATACAGATTCTTAACGGAATCGATTTTTTCCGCAACGTTGACCGGCAAGTTGCGCTCAAATTGCATAATAACGTCCGCGTATTCGTAAGACGCGCCTTGTAAATTAAGCATGTTCGTAATAAGTCGGATGCGCTTCTGTAGCGCCCGCTTGAATAGTCTTTCTTTCGTTACCGATAACTGTTCGAGTGCCTGCAGCTTGTAATTAATCGCAATACCGGACAAGTCGCTTGTAAATCCTTCCGCCTGGATATCCGGAACCTGCGCGAACTTATGAATATCCCGCTCGAGTCGGACCTTATATGTTTCTAGCGTCTGGACATCGGCTGTCTTCGTTAAGAATTCGGCCTTTCCGTTGTCGCCGAGAAGCATTACACGATTCTCTTTCATTGCCGCAATATCTTCGGGCTCTGCCGTCAATCCGGACAGCACTAAATAACAATCGCTAAAATACTCGAGCATGTTCGAATGATCTGATACCGCCATATCATAGGCGTCAATCAACGGGATAAGCCGCTCCCAATCGCCACTCAATTCGGCATTGTTGTAATAGACAATAACAGGTACTTCTTTAAAGTAATGAGGTTTACGACCTGTTTCCACTAGGCCGCTTTTGCCCTCCGAGTACGTTATTATTTCATCTGCCGTATAGAGCTCGACATTTAGTGTTGTTTTGTCCGACATATAATCTTTCAGCTCGTAGTATCGAATAGCGCCGATTAGTTCGGGATCAATCGAGTCACTATAAATTAAGACGAGTTCCCTAACATCGATTAAATTGAACTTAATCTCGTTAGCTTCGTTCATATAGATAAGCTCTGCAGATAACCCTTTTACGCTTGCGCTCTTGCTGTGCTGCGCATTAATATAGCTTTCATCGTTGGTGCCTAATACGCCTTGAATGGCTTGTATATAGCTTGGATTATCCGAAGAATAGGTAACGGGTTTCCCCATAAAATAACCGTTTACCGTGTTTGTTATATACGCCGGAAACGGATGGACAATTTTATTATTAGGCTTGGCCGGATCAATCATTGGACGATTTAAGATGTCATGCTGCCCGTTGTAGTAACGATCCAGCTTATCCAGCCGAGGTATATTCGATATCTTGTAATCGTCGATAATCCGGGTTATGAATTTCGGATCATCTGCGATACTGATATCGCTAATCCTTATTGTTTCGTACATCAGTCACACTCCTTTTATATTCCGAAAAGATTAGATGGTAGCGTCGTTAATCGATTATTCGTACGGAAAGGTTCGAGCGAATACCGGAGCGCATCGATAAGATGGTTAAAGTTATCCGACGGCTGGTTCGTATACTTACCGGTCTGCTTATCTTTCTTGTACGAGTAGTTTTCTAATTCGTTAATCGTATGTTCGCAGTCCGGATGTACGATGATATCGAACTGCTGCACGTACTGAATGCCGGTCAATATCGACCCTGCGCCTTTGGCTGCCGGTTGTATCTTTCGCAATCCGTATCCGCGCAGTTCATCGATAGACTTACGCTCTGCACTGTCCGCGACAATGCGTTCCTTTGCGTATCCCATATCGATAACACGACGGGCAAGCTCGTTATTTAATAGGCCGTGTTCGTATAGCTCGTCGAATATGTAGAGCTTCCGATTAGCTACATCAACAAGCGAGCAGATAAGCGTTGAGGGATCCGATACATACCCGAAGTCCATGCCGACCGCCATTTCCATTGCGTTATTCTCTTTCATAAGCTCCGATACTTTGAATGATTCTACTGCCCAATTCTCGAAGACTTTCCGCCCCATGACGCCCCATTTTCCTAATGCGTATACGGCGTATTTAACGGGATCTCGCGTCTCCATTTCTTCTATACTCCGAATATACTCATCGTCGAGGAATCGGTTGTCCTTGTACGTTGTGTGACATATAGTGACGTCATCTAACGGATTATCGAAGAACTCTTTCTTTAACCAATGAAGCGCGCTGATCGGGTTGAACGAAAGGAAGAATTGTTTCTTCTGGCCGCCCCCACGCAGTCGCAGCTTCAATTGGCTCCATAGGTCGTAGGATATTTGAAATGCCTCTTCTACCCAACAAAGGTCAACCCCGCTAATAGAAAGGAGCTTCGTTTCATCGTCGCCGCCTTTGAATATGATCGTACTGCCATTAGGGAACTCTATATTTAGCGTCGATTTACTAATAATGAGATGATCTGTTATCTGGAACATATCGAAAACGTCCAGGAACTCCGCGTAAACACTGTCCCGAATAGATGCGAAGGTCTGCCGCACGACAAGCAGCTTGGTCTTCGGTCGCTTAAGCAAATCAAGCGTAAGCTTCATCGCCAAGAATCGTGACTTTCCGGATCCAGCACCGCCGTAAAATATGTTGTATCGCGTTCTAGTATTCAGATACGGGAGGTACGCCCGATTGAACACTGTCTTGTCTACGTTAAGATTAATAGCGGGCAATGGGCGCCCTCCTTCCGTATTAAATTTACGCAAACAAAAAAGCCAGCCTTATTCGGCTAGCTTCCGTTTTGCTCGTATTAATGTACTTTTAGATATGCCGGTCATTTCTTCGACCTGTTTGTATGAATTAGTTTCGAGAAGCTTTAGCGCGTGATCGACCTGTTTCTTGCTGTATTTATTCGGACGTCCTTCTCGGAAGTCTTCTCGCTGCTTAGCGATTGCCTTTCCTTCCTGCGTCCGCTCAACGATCATATCTCGTTCAAACTCCGCAAACCCGCTCATAATCGTAAAGATTAGGCGCCCTGTCGGAGTGTTTTCGATAAGACCCATATTAAGTATATGAACCTTTATATCACGCTCAAACAGGTTACGGACGATACTGATAGCGTCGCCTGCAGAACGTGCGAACCGGTCGAGCTTCGTAACCACGATAGTATCTCCGGACTGCACCGCATCGAGTAGCGATTGGAATTCCGGTCGGTCTGCTTTCGTTCCGGTAAACTTTTCCGAGAAGACTTTGTCGCAACCTTCTGCCGTTAATGCGCTAACCTGCGCTTCCAAATCCTGACCCACCGTTGACACTCGTGCATATCCGTATTTCATAGTGATTTCCCTCCGATATATGGCGCTAAGTTATGACACGCCTTGATATACCGATCTTATCACTCTGATGAAACGGTGTCAATACTTTTAAGTTATGATACCGTATATGATCCTGCTGCCGATTATTCTTCGTCTTCTAGTCCGTCAATGGTAACGTTTATCTGAACTTCGCTGCTTTGTTCGACTCGATCGGTGAATAGCGTATGATATCGGCCGAGCAATTCGAGCGCCTTCGTTTTATCTGCGACACGCATGCCGAACTTGTCCGCCCATTCTTCGAGTTCTTCTCCGTTCATCATCGCAAGCTTCGCTATCTCTGCGATAACGTCTTCCGCTTGGACTCCGGCCTTTTCAAGCCGCTCTTTTGCGCCCTCTTCGATCGCTTGCTGAATGTTATCATACGTTAAGAGCCGCGATGCAGTTTCTTTAGCTGAATTAGCGCTGTAACCCGCTCTCCTAGCGCTTTCTGCCCCGTTTAGTGTTGCGATATAGTGCTTAACAAATAACCGCTGTTTGGCGTTTAATTTCGTCATATCTGCGCCTCCTTTCCGTCAATTAGCGTAATTAAAAAGCCGCCCTGGCTCCCGTAGGCCCTGGCGACTAATCTTCGGATTTAACGTATATTGAGCCGATCGTCTTCCGATAACTTTCAGCTCCTCGACCGTAACCTTGTATTTGTTCCAGTCGTATTTCATTCCGCATAGTGATTCGTTAATCTTGACCATACCTTTCCGATCAGATAAAAGTTGAACTTCTCTTTTCGGGACAAATAGTATAGTCGCTGTAGTTATATCGTAGTTAGTCTCCGAAGGGTGCAGCACGGCGACAAGATAATCGTATATGCTATTCGTGCCGATACCGCTGATTGAATACTGTTTTCCTGATAGCCTAGCCATTTTACATTCAATCTTCGTCAAATCGCTTAAGATAATGTCGTGGCCCTTTTCGGAATGTTTCGTTTTCTTCCCGCCCATAATTTCCGCTAGAGCCTTTTCGGTATACTCACCAGGAAGTTCTTTAGAATGATCTATAGGACGTAATCCGTGCTTGACTAGTCCTTTAAAACAACTAAGGAATACTACATCTTCATTTGTTGATACAACATCTATATCTTTCAGATGAAATATTGAACATTCGACTTTGTCAGTGGGTAAGCCAATACTTTCAGAAATTTCCGGAACGGTCGTAACATTCTTTACTTGAATGAATGAGAATACTGCTAATTCATGTACGATCTTATTATCTAACTGACTAAGAATCTTAGATACACTCATTAACCACCATCCTCACTCTCCGTATTAAATGACTGTATTAAACCATTGCTTCGGCTTACGCCTTCAGCCATTAATTTTCTTATCTGGAGATACTTTTTACGTATTAAAGACCTCCGAAATGTGTAAAACGGCATAAAAATAGCCCGATTCCCGGCTGCAGGATGTGGGCCTAGTTATTTCTTTTATTAAGTTCTTTCCTCCGACTAATATCTATTTCATTCTACTTTTCGGAGGCACTTATAATTTCAATCTCTAATGTATTTAGATAAGTATATGACAGGTTATTTTCGAAGAAAATGTTCTGTAGAGGAAGCGTTCTTTGCTTCCGATAAGGTTCTCGCAATTATTATTCTTTTTAAATCGTTATTATTAAAATAGTTCTTTTTATATTCCCGCTTATAGGACTTGATTAAATCCTGTTAGTGGGACTTAATTAAATCCCGCTTGCAGGATTTTGGCTAGTTTCCTTGCTTTCATAAAGAGGCATATACATTTTTTTAGCATGGCCATTACGTGGTACCTTACGCGTTATCATCAAGCCTTCGGTTTCTAGTACGTCGAAAAGTCCTTTAATACGATCTTTGTGCAATCCGGTATCTTCTATTATTTTCTTTACGGTTGGGTACGCCCAATAATATTCAGCCGTATCACTCAGACCATTTACGTAAGCATGACAGTACATATACAGTGTAAGACAGTCACGAGCGGTTTGTCCATCGTATTTTTCCTTTAGTTCCGGCAATACCTCTCTATATATCCGGTGTGGTATCGGAGCATATTTTCCGTTTTCAAGAACAGCTTGTTTTTGACGTTTTGCTTCACGTTGTAACCCCGTCAATTTCGATTCATTTGCCGACATTTCGCCTCAAATCCCTTCGCCTTATTTAATTTCGCTTAGTTAGCTTTACGGATCTCTTCGTACTTGTCCATACCCGCTCTGAATTCCGGTGTACGTTCGAACATGGTGAACTTTTTCATATTGTTCGGATTAATCGCTTGTGTGATCGGTGTCAAACCGCAATCCTTAATTAAGAAACGCGCAACATTGCCGCTATAAACGAATGCAATTTTCTCTTTCATTCCGACACACTTCCTATTCGCTTTATTTGGAAACAAGCGCCAATGACTCCGACCTTGCTTACTGCCTGTCATGGCGCCTTGCTGCGTTCCGTGGGTAAGCTCGCAACCTTGTTCCCTTGTAATCCTATTAGGGGTGATGTTAGTCATTTTTTAGGCTTCTAGCCTATTTTTTACCGTTTCTATAAGATTATCATTCTGCAGCCATTCGGTAAATTGTTCGAGTGTATTTTCGCCGTACCCATGCTTGCGGTGGAAGTCAACGTGACAGTCACGACATAGCACGATACCGTTATTCGGATTCGTTCGTAGCTCCTCGTAAGCTCCGAAACTATATACGTGATGTACTTCCGGCTTTTCATCGCTCTTGCACGCCTGGCATTCGTGATTATCGCGCTTTAGTACATCTCGACGGAATTGCGCATACTTGGCGTCTCTGCGTGCCTCTGCGAGCGCCTGGCGCTCCTCGTCGGTCATGTCGGCGTTATAAAAATGCGACTTTTCACCACGGCGAGATTCCGAATTTGCAATGCGGGAACACTCTGTACATCTCCGACCGGTATCCTTGAAATTTTTCGGTATCATTGAGAACACGTGCCCATCCGGGCAGAGAAACGTTGTTTTCTTCGTATTTTTTTCGTATTCACCGATTAACTTATAGCCCGGTGCATTTTCGATTACCCATGCATTAAATCGTTCGGTATTCCATACGATTGGCTTGCCGCCTTTACGCCTCATAACGTTATCGTATGACTTATCTACGCGTGTTCCAGCTTGATTAATCACCGGTACTTTTACTCGGGAAGGAGTTACATCGTCGACAACCAAATCTTTAGATGTAAAGGTGTAAGTATATCCCAGCTCTTTTAAGCGATTAGTGAATGAAACGTAAGTATGAGCAGCCTTTTCGATTTTACTACACTTCCAGCAACCCAGTGATCGCTTTAACCTTACATTATCGGGCCTTTTTGTCAGATGTGTTCCACAATCATTACATACAACTTCCACCGGTTGGCAGTTATTAATTACCTCTCCCACTCTTGTATATTTAGAGTTTGTTTTTGTCACTAATTCCTGCTCGAATCTTTCATTGCTCCATCTCTTTAAATTAGTCATTGGTCTTGTTTCCTCCTGATTTGAGCAACAAAAAAAGGCCCGCTGAAATTAATCAGCGAAGCCTTTACTTTTGCTTTTTTATTTGATAAGATATAAATTGGATAAAATTATACTTATTTGGTTAATTACGAAAAATAAAAAAGATAGTCCATCGATTGTTATAATCAAGGACTATCGTAGTTCGTTTCTATTTCCGTGAGCGTCTAACGCGTAAATTTTACATGCATTCTCTTCTCCGGGTTCTATCGTCTGTGTAAGCGCCCCTGCTGCATCGTATACATAACACGGTTGCGTATCAGTGAATTCTTTGTACTTGCGGTTCCTTGCGGCGTTTGCAGCCTTTCTTTCCGGATTCCTCTTTATCTTAGCTTTATCACTTTCTACCGAAAGAGCATCGGTAAGGTCGGCGACTCGTTCTTCTGCTGCATATACCACTTTCGAAAGTAACTCGGAGCTAAGTTTTTTTCCGTTATCGGATAGTGCCGTAGCAAACTCGGTAGTTAATCGCGCATTGCCCGTCAGAAGGTCATACACGAAGTCTATAACGGGTTCTTTGTCGGCTAACTTCTTACCCTTTTCCTCGATAATAACGTCCTCTCTGGCTTGCGAGCGCAGCCATTCAGTCAATCTCTTATTCTGCGTATCTAGCTCATCATCATTAGCGATAGACAAAAATTCCGTCCATTTCGATTCCTCTTCGATCATATCTAAATCATGTATACCGATATTCAACTTTTCCCACGCTTTCAAGGTCCGATCACTAATGCGCCCTTTCATATGGCTAAGATTGTTTCGATCAAATCCGGCCAATTCCCGGAAGTCGTCGACCTCTACATAGTCGGTATCTTTCGCCATGTCCACCGATAAGCTGTCGATGAAGTCATTTTGGCGTCTTGTAAGGACCGTATCGCGATTTTTACGGAACCACTCGAGAAACGGGTTACGTGCATATTCGTATGATTGAGCGAAGTATGAATCTTCGACTGTATCCATCACCGTACCTACTTCGCTACCGTTACGATCGTATATCGGTCTGTCTAACGATTCGAAATCGATAGTTACGTAGCTTAAACGGCCAGTTTCCGGATCATACATGCGCTTTGTGTTTGGATTGATTATTGGAGGAAGCTCGTGTTCAAGTTTAATGCAAATGGCTTTAACGACCCTGTTAAGGTTGTGTACGTCTTGTCCATTCGCCACGTCTTCCCAAGAAGCGTTATCTTGTAATTTAAATTCAAGTAAGGCCTCCCATGCTAGCGAAGCTGCGGAAGCGACTACCTCTTGTTCAGAAAAGGAATTTTGTTTCGAAAAACCTAATACAATAGATTGTACCGTCCTTGATATTTTAGGATGCTTCGGGACAATAGAGAAGTTCACATCATTGTACTTTCTTTCGAACAACACTTCTTCAAACAGCTTTGTTTTTTCCAATATAACTGCCTCCCTAATAAATTCGCATAATTTGCAGTCGTTTTTTGACTGCCATGTTTTAAAAATGACTAAGCAACTAAGCAATAATTAAGCATGGAGCACTTTTCAAAACGCGCGGGCCATCCTTACCCATTTTCGGAGGGATCTTTTACGCCCCTTCACAAGAAGACAGGGGCTAAAAGTCCTGTAGGAAATGGGTAAGGATGGGTGTTTCTAATAAAAGAGGCGGAGCTTGCGACGACTCACCCACGTACTTTTAATCTTTTAGAAAAAAAATACGACTACCGAGGGCAGCCGTTGTTTTTGAACCGCCTATACAATGTGTTTGACGTGTTCCAAACCGAGTTTGTACGTTTTAGGCGTTAATTTTTAGCATTCCGCAGATATCCATTGGAGGGAAGGCGTCTCGTCCGTGACCTGGTATCGGTTTACTAACTCACCGGCGATGTAATCGAGCGTAGACATTTCGCCGAAACTATCGATAAGACGCTCTTTCAGCCAGTCCGGCATAGGATAAGCGTTAAGGTAAAGCTCGGCTAATACCGTTTCTGCCTTGCAGCGATCTTCTAGAGAGCGGTTAGTATCGTGAATAACCGATTGCAAGTGATTTACCGTTTGCATATCGCTCATTATTCCGCACTCCCTTCGATTCTTTGCTGCGTTAGTTTTATTCCCGCCCGGATAAAGTCCGCCAAGCTAGCGCCACTTCCGATTACCTTCGCAAGCATGTCCGCTTTTTCGTCGAGCGTAGTGAATAGTAGTGCGAATAATTCGTTACAATCCGCCTCTAACGTAACCGTACCGTCCTGGATGTTAGTCGCCGGGTAGAACGTGATTTCCTCGCCGCCTTCGACTACCATTAAGAGGGAACCTCCGTCGATTAGCGTGCCTTCTGCGAAATTAGAAACGATTTGTCCGAACTCATTGCGAAACTTTCTATTTACCTTGACTTGATTGTTTGTCATAATGAAATTAGTCCTTTCGGTTTAGGATTGAGCGACCCTGTTCCAGCAGAGTCACGGTATATTAAGCCGGTAGATTTATTTATTGTTTAAGCGTGATCTCTTTAGCGGGAGAGTTTGTAATATATTCGGCGAAGTGTTCCAGCACTATCGCCTCGGTAATTGCAGTTACCGTAAGTATTGCCGGATAGTTGCCGCTATCCAGCTGGGCCGAGTTAGAAAGCTATACGAAGTGCTACATATAAACCGAACATTACTACGCCGTACATTACCGGCATTGCGAATCGTGGGTTTGTCATTCTTTTCACCGTCCTTTATAATCGCTATTGCAGTAGCGATCAGAGTTATATGATTGCGATTGCCGTCAGGTGGGTTCGTAGTTCTGAATTCGGAATCTCGAACCTTGAATCAAGTATAGAATTACCAGCCGGTAAAGTCAACGCATATAAGGCGGTATTTAGTGATTTGAAAAATAAACAAAACGGTGAATTAATGGAGGTACGAAATGGCGGTTGTAGTGGAGATTCGATTAAAAGAACTGTTGAAAGAGCGTGGCATAACGCAAGAAGAGCTTTGGAATATGTCGAAGGAAGATTCCAACGACCCCAAAACCGCAACTCTAGCGAAGTCTTCGATCAGTGAAATGTGTAATAACGTAAGACAGTCGATAAATAAGAAGCATATCGCAGCCGTGGTCGAGCTCTTAGATATCGAAGATATAAACGAACTTATAATAATACGGAAAGAATAGGCGCCTTGCCGGGCGTCTTTTTTCATGCCTAAATCCTAAATGTCGCGACGTCGCGACATATTACAACGTTATAACCCGCGCCGCACATCCGGCATCCTCCGCCATCTTCCGAAGCATGACCCGTCAAGAAAAAAAAAGCGCCGATGCCTTAGCATTAGCGCTATTTCTTCGATATAAGTCGTTCCGGTTATTAAAGTATCTCTAACGGATAGAATTACGCTTGGACGTCCGAACAATTCCGAATGCGATAAATCGTACGCTAAAAATCAGAATCTATATTTCTTTTTCTCTTACGTGGCTTATTCAATTTTCCTATTACCTTATTTATCGCTGAGTGAGCCGATTGCTGGCGCGCTACTGACTTCTCGGACGGATGCGTATATCGCTGAACCATTCGCATATCGGAATGTCCGAGGATCATCTGCAAGTGGCGGATATCCCCGCCATCTTCGAGAAACATTGTCGCAGCTGTATGGCGCAATATATGCGGATGCACTTTCTTTGTAATGCCCGCCTTTTTCGCGTAAGCTATAAGCCGTTTACGGAAATGGTTTCGCTCCATTGGCTCTCCATAATTAGTAAGGAAAATATGATTTGTATCAAAGTCAGTTTTATTTTCTGCGTAGAGCTCCTTAATTAATTTTATGGTCCTAACTTGTAGCATTATCGTTCTTGCCCTTCTACTTTTAGCAATAGCTGCTGGAATTGTTACCGCATTACTATATAAATCAAAGTCTTGAATTTGTAGTCGTTGTGCTTCACCTATACGCATCATGCTATCAACAAGTAAGTACATGAGTACATAATCTCGAAATTCCGGAAAGGAAATTTGATTAGGCGCCATTAAAAGTCTACGTAGTTCATCTTCATTTAGGACGCTGATATTCGATTCTTCTTTCCGAAGGTTCTTCACTCCTTCCATTGGATTCTCATTTATACCCTTTTCATCGACCAGACAGCCGAAAAACACCCGTAATGTTTTAAGTCTCGTATTTACCGTCTCTATCGACAAGCCTACTGTCTGTGACGATTTTGGAAGGAATTTATGATTTTCCCAGCGGACTGCTTCTTCTCGCATATATCGAATGTAATCACGGCAAACTTTCCGATCGATTTCGGATATTGAGATATACGGATACCTCATATCTAAAAAACGCTTAAAGAATTTATAGTTATTTCTGTATTGCTCTAATGTAGATGAGGCCTTACCTTCGGCAGTTTTGATGTCATAAAATAAATCAAAATATTCATCAAGTGTCTGCGTAACATAGTTAGTCCTTATCTGTTTAGGACTTATTCCTTTTCTAGCATTACCTCTATTTCTTTTCCTCACCATTATCACCTCATTTTTACCTTCGACAAAAAACGTAAATAACCTTTAAAACCTTGATTTGACGGCGTTTAACGAAGGTTAACGACCCTTAACGGAGAAAATTAGTTTACAGTATGAGAACCAAGCGTTATGATAATATTATAAGAACAAACGTTCTGTAATGGAGGTGTAAGGAATGAACGAGCGCGGATCAATTAAGTGGACTTCGTTAATGTTGCCGGAGCATATTCAGGAGCTAAAGCAGCTTAGGCAGCGTCAGTACGATGTCAATCAACCGATATTATCGGAGGACCAACAGGAGGAAATACAGCGGAAAGTTCGTGAGGCTTACGAAAGTCAAGCACCTGTTACCGTTGAGTATTACGAGAACAAGCGCATTCATTCCGTAAGTGGTACAATAGATAAGGTAAATATTGGCATGCGACGTATTGAAATAAGTAGCAGCACCGGTTTGGATTATGTTAATTTCACCTCATTAATAAGTCTTATATAAATAAAAAGGAGCTTGCTAAATGAGTATTGTAACTTTAATCACGTCTTGGATTGCCTCAGCGCTAATTGGTGGTGGATTAGTTCTCTTTTCATTACGAAAGATAATTCAAGGAAAAGTTAAATCGCATTTTGATAAAAAATTAGTAGAAGTTAAACATGACCTTCAACTTGTCGTAAAGAATGTAGAGCATGATTACCAGCGGAGAATTCACGATTTTACATTGTTCAGTTCCAAAAAACACGAAGTTTATATGAATGTCTATAAGATGGTATGTAATTTAGAAGCGAAATTACAACTTAGCACAGAGTACATGAATAAATTTTACAACTTGGTACGTTTTTCAGACAACTTTGTAGATATAAGGGAGTATTTAATTAAAGAAGATGTCCCCGAATTAAGGGTGAGAGAATTAGAGGATATATACAAGAAAGATAAAATCTTAGGTATAAAAGAATTTGAGAAAATGATGGATTTCCACGAACTTTTAAAATCTGATGAAATTAGAGTTGAAACATACGAAGAAGTGGTAGTGTCAGAGTTATATATTAAAGAAGAAGTAAGTAAAAAGGTACACGAAATGATCGAGATTTCTCGTAAACTCATTTATTACTTTAATAAAGAAAAAGAACTTATAAATGGATTTGGTTCAGGTGATTTAATCGATAAGTATCGCAAAGAAAATAAACAAAGGAAAAAAGATTTGACTCAGAAACGGGAGGAAATAAAGAAACTTATGGAAAATGAATTAAACGTTAACTAAATCCATAAGAAAAAAAGCTCTGACATATTTCCAGAGCTTTTTCCCTTTAGGTATATGTTATCAGCCGTTACCGCCACCACCGCCAGGATCGGCCATATGCTTCATAATGGTAATCGTTCCTGATGCGGCTGCTTCCTGTTCTTTATTTCCCGTATTATTTCCCAAAATAACGACCGTAGCTACTAACGCAATAGCAAATCCTAGTCCAAGCTTTTTCATAATCAAATTTCCCCTTTTTTAGTTAATTTCAACGCAATATTACGGTAAAACTCGTCCTTCATTAGCTCCGATAATGGCAGCCCGATATAGAAGTTATCTCCTCCCTTCATTAGCTGTAATAGCGACTGCAAGTGAAGTGCGCAATCATTTTCGGCAATGCCTCTGTAATACAATCGGAAAGCTGTTTCCGGAATGCTATCCAGTATTTCGATAGCCTGCGCCTTGTCGCCACGTTTAGCGTAACGGAATGCCTTCTCTGAAGGATCCATGTCGTCAGTAATAACGTCTAGGTCGATGCCGTAGTATGTCTTTACCGTTTCTATGTCGCGCATCTCGATTTCCTGCGCCATATCCTCACGACCTGCTGCACGTAGTATCTCGCTACTTTTTCGGAGGTTGTCGAGCGTAAGCGCCTGGTCTTCGAACCAGTACGAAGTGCCGAGTATGTAGTAAGCATCGGAAGTAAGTTTCGGACTAACTTTCGCATCGATCACCTTCTGCGCGTATTCGCGAGCTTCCGGTAGGTTGCCTTCGAATAGCGCTGCATGAGCGAATAGCTTGTCTATCCGGCTAGTGTAGCTGTTCTTGAAGAACGTGTCCTTTAGTTCGCCGATTATCTCGCGTGCAGTTGCGGCAGCCGATCGCATTGTCTTAAATTCGCGATTCTGGTAAGCTATGTCGGCTTGAATAATCTTTAGCAACGCTTGTGCTTGCTTGTCCCGTGTGAAGTACATTGCACGATCCAGCTTTATCGTAAGCTCGTCGTAAGACTTGAAACGGCATTTCTGATACTCCATCGCCAATCTGTACGCCTCGTAAATGTCCTGACTACGAAGGAACTGACGGTCATTCTCGATAATAGTTACAAGGTCTTCGTGATAATCGTTGTTATAAAGGTATTCAAGCGATGCTCTGATATTTAAAGGCCCGTCCATTAATAGAGCTGCCCTTCTTACTATTTCGTGCTTTCCATCGAATAGCGCTTCCGGAAGTCGGAGAACGATATTAAAGCTCATTTCATGCAATCCCCGAGTAAATCCACTCATTGCACCCTGCGTAATTCCTAATAGCTTACATGCGGCTACGGCTGTCATATCCAATTCATCTAAACGATTGAGAATCTGCAAACTTAATGGCTTCATATTCAAATCTCCTTTTCGGAATCATTTGTTACTTAAATAGTAATACTATAATAGTAATACGTCAATAGGTTTACGCATATTTATTTAAGGGATATAATAAAGCCGAGGTGATTAGCAATGAGCCGTATAAAATCAAACCTTAACGAAACACTGGAAGAGCTAGGAGCTACACGTAATAAAGTCGCTGTAAAAGCCGGCATACGCCCGGCAACTCTCGCCGATATGGTAAATGATCGGAGTAAAGCGCTAAATTATCAGACGGCAACGGCTATACTCGACGCATTAAACGAAATAGCAGACGAACAAGGCAGCACGAAGGTATACGGAATAACCGACATAATCGAATATGTTCACGACTAGGGCGCCAATAGGCGTCTTTTTTGTGCTATCGTCCGGTAAAATTTACCGAACTGAATTCGATTTACTCCGAATAGTAATACACTTTTGCTAAAAGGGCGGGTTTTGACCGTACGTTGTCCGAATAAGGTCACACTTGCAGCAATTCTTCGTACATTTCATCGAATAGACGGCATATAACGCCGTTAAAATAGCCGGCAACGTTACGAATCCTCTTCGATTTCGTCGCTTGGAACGTCACTGCTATGCCTCTGCAGGCAACGTCGATCAACGTACGAGCCTCGTATACCTTTCGGAGTGCCTTCGATTGTCCGAGATACACGCCATATAGCCGATGCACTAGCGCCTTTTCGTCCTTGCCGATAAATTGCTCGATGAATGATTTAAAGCGACCGTATGGCGTAGCAGACGTATATGTAATACAAGCATTTGAGATTAAGAGGTTAGTAGTTTCTTTCGGAGCTGAAACGGCTCTATCGCTTGTCTCCGTAGGCTTGTCCGGTTCTTCGCAATGCGACACTTCCGATACGTCATTAAAGGGCATAACACGATAAATGTTCGCTCCTTTTCCGCCCTTTATGCGTCGGGTAGTCGATACCTTTTCGATGATATTAAGGCGCACTAAAGCACCGATAGCACGCTCGACTGTTCGACGAGACTTATCGACTCCGGCTGCGATCGTTTCCGTTTTAAGATGGCTGGCTCCGGCATACTTAGCCGAATAACGTGCGATGAATTGTAATACAGTACGCTGTGTGTCATTCATTTCGTAACGGTGACGGTCGGTATGTAATTTAACATGATGATTGAGTTCCTGGACGTCACTAAACGTCTGGTGCTCCGATAAATAGATGGTCATAGCGGGGATTCTCCTCCGGGCAACTACCGGCGGAATGAGGGTTAAAAAGGGTTTTTGTGCATGACAAATAAGACTTGCACAAGCCTAATTTTTTCGATATACTATCCTTAGCGATAAGGGGCGTATATCATCTCATCCGAGATGGTTGCGTTCTTTTTTTATGGATTTTTCGGTTATGACTCAGACGTCCAACGTGTCCAACTTATTTACTTTCTTAGACTTCTCGATTACATCATCATCGCTGTAATTCAAGTAAATTTGAGTTGTAGATAAGTCGGAATGTCCCATAATCTTCATTAGTGACCGAATATCCCCGCTATTTTTTAGATAGTTGACGGCAAAGGTATGCCGCAAATTATGTGGGCTTGTCCTGCATTCTCCCTTTAGGCCAGCATCGATTCCATACTTATACATCCTCTTTCTGATAAGGTCTTCTTTCATCTTATCGCCCGCATTATTTACAAAAACATAAGTCAGGCTATCTCCAAAGTATTCCTGGCATTCACTTATAAGCTGCTTCAATTCCCTTACTACTTTCGGATGAATAGGTATTGATCTGTTCTTCCTGTTCTTGTTCTTTGCGCCCGGGAGCATGATAACACTATTATCGAAGTCAACATCGTGTATTTCTAGTGAATTGATTTCGTTGCTCCGCAGACCACATTTAAGCATAGTCAGCATGGCACAATAATCGCGGTATCCAGCAAAGCTATTCTTATCTATCTGTGCAAATAGACGTCTTACCTGGTCGTCAGATAAGGCGCCTACCTTCGATTCATCTGTCTTTAATTTTCTTATCGGAGCTACAGCGTTTTCCTCGCCTATCAAACCTTCGGCATGCAATCGGTTAAACATCGCCCGAATCGCATTCATACGAATATTCACCGTTGTCGGCGCTAGTCCTCTTTTCCGTAACATGACGTTAATGTAGCTTCGGAAATCGTCAGTTTTTACATCGATGGCAGGACGATCCCCACCAATGATCCGTATAAACTCCGCCCAGTATTTACGATAATCATTCATCGTTCGAGCGCGATAGCCCTCCGAAGAATATATATTAAGTACGCGTTCTAACGCTTGTTCCGTGGTGATATGTTCCGAATAGGTAATGCGTTCTTCTGTTACATTTCGGCGTCTAACAACGGCTCTATTCCGTTTGACCAT